TTTCGGACTGTGACGATGCAGTCCGCTAGGGTAAAGAGGGTTCTTCGACCGGTTCATACAGCCTTGTATGACCACCTGAGTGAGTTTGGGTGGCTGGTTCGAGGGGACGTCAAAAGGGAGGACTTCGATGCGGTCTTTAACGACCTCAAGGTAGGTGAAAAGATTATCAGTGGTGACTATACTGCAGCCACTGACAATATCTACCAAGAGGCCGTTTTGGCCATAGTTGAAGTCCTTGCGGAAGAAGAGGAGTTAGAAGAAGAAGAACGGAAGGTTTTGGTAGGGTCCTTCACCAACCTGAGATGGGTGTCACGCAAAGGTAAGCAGTGGCCGATTTTGAGAGGTTCTATGATGGGTAACTTGGTTAGTTTCCCCATCCTCTGTCTCCTCAATAAAGCCTGCTACGACATTTCTTGTGACATTTTTTTTGGGTCTGGTGTACGTAGGATCTCCAGGATGAATGGAGACGACTGCCTTTTTGCCGGCACACAAGAGTTTTTTTCGCTTTGGCGGAAAGTGACTGGCACTTATGGTTTGGTTGTCAATGAGACGAAGACCGGTATTGAAGACTACTGGGCTGACTTGAACAGTCAGCCTTGCAGTAGGTTGCGTAAGGGGCTTAACCCCAAGCCCGGTCTCTCATTCCTTCGTCCCTTCCGTCAAGAGCCTGATAGTATTTTGAGAGAGGTCTGGCAAGGTATCCAGGGTTTGAAGCGCGAAGTTCAAGCCTGGGTTTTGAATGTCGCAATGCGTCACGAAATAGCATTGCGCACCATGGACCTATCCGAAATTCCTCGAAAGACTATCCTTTTTCTTCTGACTAAATCTTGGTTCCGCAGGGCCCGTCAGATAGGTCCTGCTCCTGTTGAAACCGTCGGTACGCGTAGGGTCCCTAGCGTTACTTTGGCCAACCCTCCGAGACCCGAGTTCTATGACTGGGTCACGGCAGAAAGTAATGCACAAAAGAAAAAGTTCGTCCAAGCATGGACTGGTGTTGGCCTCCACGGCACAGGGAGGGATCCCTTTACCGGAGAGAGGACGGCGCAGCCCGAGGAGTCTTACATCCTCAGACGGGCTTTTTCAGAAAAGACAGAAGGGATTCCTACCCTGCCTGAAAAGTGGTTGTGGGATGTGGGTTCTCCCTCGTGGCAGTTTCTCTGGCCTACGTCGATGCTTAAGCATTGGCAGACATTTTATCCAGATCGTATACTGACAGACGAGGAGTCCCGCACTGAGTGGATCGACGATCACCCTTTCTTGCAAAGAAAGGTTGAACTTGTCAAGGTCGGTCCGTCTCCCCACCACTACGCCAAAAAAAATTTTTTCTCTCCTCCTTCACTTGGCTTTCTCTTGCCTTCTGGAGGTTTTTCTCTTCCCCGTGGTTACGGGAAACCTGAACCGAAAGATCGACCTAAGCGTTCGATTAAGTTTCTCGGTGATGGTTTCCACGGTCTCCTGCTTGCTTTGGCGCGTAGCAAGGGTTGAACCCGGGTTCTTTTTTATTTGGGAGGCGATCCAGCGGCATTGTGTAGCCGTAAGAGACAACCTCGAGAGAGGGGATCTAGGAAAGGGATTAGTGGTCTACTTGGTTGGCGAGACCTTAGCCTTGTGGTTTATTCTTTTTTGTTTTCTCGCAGCACGGAGCTAAAGCAACCGTGGTTATGATTTCCCCTTAAGGAAGTCCTCGTCGGGCTCTAAGCGAAGCTAACGGCACATGCCGGATTTGTGTGTAGCTTGCTCGTTAGGTTTGGCCCCCTACTTAAAGGGCGACATGTGGTCCTAGAGGCTGCAACAACGGGGCGCAGGGGAATGAAGCAGATAACAAAGGAGCGTAGACCTGTGATAGGTATGGTCAAAGAGAGTATGTTCTGCCGGGAAACTGGCGGTCCTGAAGACTCTGGTCGCCTTCGGGCGGGAACCGTGGTGCCGAAAGGGCCCGGGGAAGTACCACAAGTTTGACCTGAAAAATCTTTTTTTCTTTTTCTTCCTCTCAAGCATCTATCCAAAGGATGGTAGTTGCATATGAGGCATCTTTTATAGCGACTTTGCCGTGATACTAATCATCGCCGGCCATGAAAAACCAAAAAAAAAGTGCATAACTCCGTTTACGCTAGGAGACAGAGATGAAAATCTCTGAGTTAACGCGAAAGCGTGGTAGTCCGGACCCTGCCG